TGCCCATTCAAGCGTCTGTATCAATTTTATAGAACTCAGTGCCATAACCTCTCCGTGCAACTAAAAATAAAAATGGGAGACGGGCGAAATGCCAAGACGTCTCCCGTAGTTTTTATACTAAATTACCAACTCCATGGTCCAAACGGAAGTGAGGGTGTAATCTGATTGATTCCAAAACCTGTGTCCATAACCCCTACATTTCCCGGATAAAATCCGAAATCATCCGGTTCCCTGTCTGCCTGTCTAACAGCCTTATCTAAGGACTCCAGCCATAGTTGCTGCTCTTGAGCAAATCTGGCTCTAACTTTGGGATCGGGATTTCGTCTATAACATTGTGCGAAAAACCCACTTTTGAAAGCCCACTCAAAATTATCGGGCAGAGGGTTCAAATATTGTGTAAGATTGGTGAATCTGGGGGCAACCATTTGCCCAACAACTTGTATTACCCATACTACCCCAGACTGAGGAGGGGTAGGACTAACCCTGATACCTTGACCAACCGGATTAATTGCTGTCCAAACACAACCTCCATCGGTTACCGTTGTTGAAAGCAAATTTGGATTACGCAAAGTAGGATATGTAGGACTGGCAGGCCACGTTGGTTCCACACTCCCACAAATTCCATATGTTGTAAGACACCATAAGTTTCCATTGGGGTCTTGTATTGCAGTCGTAGCATTATATGGAGTAAGCAAAGTTCCAAGAGGATTAGTATATATTACACCCGGACCCGGATTCTGCTGCCCGCTCATACTGGGACCGGATACAGTAATCTGACCGCTTGGATTTCCTGCTGTTGGTCCTTGTGGCGCTGCTCCCCATGTTCCTGTCATCAACATACTGTTCGGCAACCACGAAACCTTGGCCGTATATCCACCTTGGTTATTAGTTACCAACAAGTCCCTGTCGATCTCAATTGGAAATCTCTGCTTAGGAACCGATGTCTGGTTAATATCTACCATCCATGCACTCTCAAGCCAACCAATATTAAACAAATTCGGGATAAAGTAGTCTTGCTGCACACTGTTTACTGGGAATGTAGGAAGATTATAACGATTCCACTTCCAGTTATATGCTTGACCTGCATTTCCACCATTGATAATTGCCTGCATAACATCATTGGCAATAGATAATGCTGGTGACATAGAAAATCCACCCGTCGCAAGGGCGGGGGCTACATCTCCTAAAGTAGATGCATCATCTACAACTTCTTGAAGCTGGATTGTTGAATTTCCAAAAACAGATGAAGAAAGAAATGGACTTCCGCTGGCATAAACAATAGCATAACCTGTTACTCCTGCACCTGATGCTATCAAATAAAGATTGTTTGCGTCAAAACGTGTGGGCTGAAACCAAACACTTCCTACACTGGTTAACTCAAAAACAACGGAACCGGGAACTACACCTAAAGTGTGTGGTAAGGTGAAGTTCCCGCCTGCGCTAGTTACAAAAGGTATTTGAACTATTGATGCCATGTTTGATCCTTATTATTTCAATGTTGTAGCTTCTGTGGCTTCCCTATAAAACTCTCCATTATCCGAGTAGCGGAACAAATATGCACTTGAAGGTGTATTTCTTGTCTGAAATTCCTTAGCTTCCTCATATACTGCCCATGCTCCCTTATAGGCTTCGTCAGTCTTATAAGCACGTCTGACAGGAGGCTTCCAAGTCTTGCCGCAACGTAAACAGCGAACCCACATATCCCCGTTAGCAAACGTATGCTTTAGTACGGCGTACTGAGAGTCATCCCCCTTTCCGCCTACAACACCCTGAGCACCATTTCCGCCTTTCTTGTGGTTACAGCGGTTCTGTGTTGCTTTGTCGATTGCGGAAAGCTGCTTCAATGTTTGACCATTGATAACACTTCGCTGAAGCCTGTTTTCACGCTTCATCCCACGCTCAGCAAGGCGCTCTTGAAGGTCTTGTAAATTAAGTGTTTTCTCCTGAAGTTCAAGCTTTGCATTTTCCAATGCAAGTTGTTTAAGTTCCGCATCCAAAGCATCAATTTTCTTGCTAGGCTTTGGTGTCTCTGCCGAATGTGTAGAAACATCTCCCGCAATATCATTCAAATTTGTCATAGTCTCCTCTCCTATTTTTCTATCTATTACTGTACACCGGTGTGAATCTTCCTAATCTCCTGTACCGTTGCATTATACCTATCAAACGCCGCATCGCTACGAGGTTTACCAAATATACGATTTGCCATCTCCTCTGTAATCATTTCTTTCAACATTAGCTGTAGAAGGCAAGTACGCCAACCACGTCTCCTCTCTGCAAGTGGTATACCATACCGATCGAAGTTCATAATCGATAATTCAGGCATCTGCCCGATTTGTGCCCAACAAGCTACTTCAGCTTCAGAAAATCCAGTGCGCGACACAAACAAAACAGCTTTGTCCGGTTGTGGATGCTGCTTATAGAAGCATGTTAAACCGGCTCGTCTAAGTTTATATATGAACTCCTCATGAGTCATTACCTTACCGATTCTGGCTTCGACATCTGCATACTCTTCCGGTTTCAGCCACTGATACTGCTTTGCATTCTCGTCATTTCCTTCTTTTAACTCTGCCAATACCTCCTGAGACTGATTACTCGATGGAGCATCTTGGTAATACTTTGTGGAGTACTCTGCCACTTGAGCGGCTAACTCCGGGGTCATCTTAGTATCTAACTCTGCACTGTAGCTGTCCCATGGTGCCGTAGCGTCGAGGCGTGTCCCCTGTAGCTTCTGGACTTCTTCTGGTGTAATTGTCATCAAGCCCTCCAGCTTGCAAAAACGTGTCTGCTCTAAAATAAAGGCCGCGACCCTTGGAATAAAGCAGTGCAGTCAACCGCCTGCGCGGGCTAAGTGACCGCAAGCATATATATGTTAATCCATACTCAGTAATCCACATCATATGGTTTTTCATATATATGAAAACTTTGCGCGGAGCCGAAGCCCCGCGTCTTTTACTCTGCCTGAACGTACAAAGCAACTAAACTTTCTGCTTCTGCCTGAGTAATGTTAGGTTTACCTAACAAAGAAAGTCCCTGTTTTGCCGCTGCAAGTTTTGCGGTTGCTTGCTGAGCCGCAGATACAACCGGCTCATACTGTGCAACCTTTTTATTAAAGTAGTTAGTTCCTTCACCGGCCATGCTATCTCCTAAAGAACTTCCTGTGATTATTTGCTTTGGTCTATGGCGCTTAAGGCTTGTAGGCACTTATCGACTATAAAACTATAATCACCAGAGCCGCATTCTATCCCGCCAAACGCTCTGATTTTTTCCATCGCAATCTGACTGTCTGTTTCCGACTTGCACAGTTCCAAAAACAACTCATCTGAATGTTCCTGAGAACTTTTCTGACCACTGCGCAAGCTTTTGTTAACATTGCGCAGTGCTCGATTGTGATGACGTAGAACTTCCATATTGTCTACGTCATCATTTTGTGTCATCATAATACCCTCCAGTATTAGAACGATTACGGTAATACGGTTACCGAAACCTCTGCGTAAATCTTGTCTTTCGGCAAGTTATACATTGGATTTCCTGATGCTGCCCCGGTTACACCAGACTCATTATCAAAAGTTGGGTATGATACTTCTACCACACTCCCGCCCGGATAAAGAGCAGTCAAAAGACCGTTTGCACTAACTGATACAATTGCTTCAGGTGTGCTTGAGGGGCTGTCTGTCCCTGTGCTAGTTGTCTTAAAATCATATACAACATATGTAAGTGAATACTCGCCTACAGCTACTTGCTGCGTAGCAGTCGCTGTTTGAGCCGACTCCGCTGCGCCATTCGCGTTTGCAAGGGTTAAAGTTGTAGTTCCGTTGTTATCCACACAAACAAATGTGCCATTATCTGCCGCAGTCCCGAAAGATGCAACCACGAAGGTTTCACCAATCAAACTGTGAGCAGCGGCAACAACTGTTCCTGTGTAAACTGTATTAGCACCAACAGCATTTGCAGCCGATGTTAAAGCGTATACATTACCTGCAATAACTTCCTGAGAAGTTGCAGTTGCTGTCTGCGCTGTAGCAGACGTAGCACTTGCATTCTCCAACGTGATTGTGGTAGAACCATTATTCGCTGTACAGATGAATGTTCCATTGTTTGCTGCGGCAACATAACCTGCAACAACGAATGTCTTCCCGACTAGGGCGTTAGCTCCTGCTACAATTGTTCCTGTATACACCGCAGTAGAACCACTAGAACTTGCAACAGATGTCAAAGCATATGCTGTGCCCGGCGTAAGTTCATTTCCACCGGCATCTTCAATGTTAGGACTAAGCTGGAATGTTTCTGGATAGGTTACTCCAGCATATGTAGCACCAGTCTTAGATAGAACAACATTGTTATATCCAGGAACTGAACTTCCACCTGCCAAGTTACCTACAACAGAGATTTTAGCCGCTACACCTAAACCTGTAGTTTGAGCCGGATATGACTCTTGTACGTTTCCCATTTTTTCTCCTATTTCATAATGTGGGAGAAATTTCTCTCTCCCACATAATTAGTTAGACTTAGCCTTAGCTAATTGCGCTTGCAGCGTCAATCTCACGGATTCTGATTGTTGTATCAGGACCAAGTGAAGTCGTGAAATGTACACGATAGCTAGTCCATCCGGGGATCAACCCTTCAGGATCAGCAACGCTAGGTGCAGCATTTTGTACTACGTTACACTTAATATTGCTCCACTCACCGTCGCCAAAGCCTGTGTCGCCCTGTGCTCCAAGCTTAATGCTAAAGATACCGTCACGTCCGAAGATGTAGGTACGAAGAGCAGTAAAGATTGATGCACCAGCGCCAGAATTGTAGCTAGGTGTGGTTGTAACTTGGTTAGTCTGGAAGAAACGAACACCAGTTGAAGGAAGTTCAATCATTTCTGTCAAATCAACAGAAATAAGGTCTTCCATACGTGCTAGACCAACTGGAGTGTGCTTCAAGATGTCGATAGGTGAGTTATTAGTAGCGTCAGCTAGAACATCGCCCAGAGCAAATGGGTGAATTACACCTACAAATGTCTTGCTTGCTTCGTCAAACGGACGAACTGAACGACCTGCAAGACTCTGCACAGCATTACGAATCTGATCAAGACTCAGTGCTGTAAATACGGTTGATGGTGATGCGCCTGCTGCAAGCTTTGTAAGAACGCTTGTATCAACCGCTGCCGCACCGTCAGCCGTTGCGCGAACAAGGCCGCTCAGCGATTCGCCAAGACGATATGCAAGTTCACGTGCTACGTTTTCTACAGTATTGTCGTGATATTGTTATTATCTTCTAACATCTCTGTTAGAGAATTCTCACAATCACTTGTGAGTCCAGACTGTATCTTTATTGACAATGGATGTTTAATCATAAAAAGTTTATCTTGAATTTTCTTCTTCCGTTCCTTTGAAACCCCCCTTAAAGCTTCAAGTACCAAAAGAAGTTGTTCATGCTTTATTGTAGAATACGGGAGTATTCTTAAAATAAACTTTTCCATTTGCTCTACAGGAACGCAAACTCTATACTCAGGTAACCTATCTGATTTTGCATTTTTTCTATATCCGCCAGTTACATTATTGGCATTAAATAAAATCTTTGCTGTTTCCAGAAGGCTTTTATTTGAATTAGCAATCCAAATAGTAGGACCGTGGTATACCGCTGCTGTTCCCTCTCCATCAAAAATCGCGGAGAAATAAGCATTTTGTAGATTAATTTTCCATTTAACAATATGGTTCGTGTCAGTCGTTACGGAACTTGAATTTGCAATTAAACATTCATTATACAAATTTTTTCTAATTTCTGGAACTGTCTCTCCTTCAAGTTCTAAAAATTGTATACATAAATTTACTTGATTCTTCTTAATTGCAACATAAGGATAAACTAATTTTAGAACTTTTAGTGCATGTTTAGAACCATCCGGTTTCCACGCATACACATTTTGTCTAACTTCAGTTTCCTTTCGTAGCATTCGGTATGTTCCACCAAAATGCTTAACTAAATATTTCATTAAAGGTAAATATGTATTATATACTGCCAAACTTACTCCATATGAAGTGTAATTTTCGTAAGTATATTCTTTACCTTTAACAACGTACGTTCTCTCTTTAGAAATATGTCTACTAATAGACACATCTCCTTCTGAGTCGAACAATCCTGCTAAATACGCCTTAGTTTTTTCTTTCATTCAAGTTTCCTCGGTATTGTCTGCTAAGCAGAGGTTCACCGATATAGAACCATTTAACGGCAACCGATTAATTAATCGCCGTAGCTAACGAAAGCGAGCTAAAGTTAGCGTAATCTGCATATTCGCCAATGGTGGCCGTTGTAGTCAAAACGTTTACTGAAATACCTGCCCCAACAGTTCCCTCAAGAGTCTGAGTTGTGTTAGCAGCCATAGGTACATACATAAAGAGTTCATATTGATTACCACTCTTTGTAGGCAAGTCCAAACGTTCGGAACATGCTACGAATGGTGTTTGTATTTGTGTTTAGGAATCCAACATCACTGTTGGCTCACTCTGCATGTCACCACGCAGATCGGACTCTATCTTAATCGTAGTAAAATTTCCTACAATTCCTGACGTATTAGTCTCTAGGGATTCAGAATGCGGTTGTGAAAAGTTGTTTAATTGCAGCATTCTGTCTTTCCTCGGTATTGTCTGCCATAATGTGTCCATTATAGCACGGTTCCACCGATATAGTCAAGTTTTAGAAGACCCAAATTTTAAGCCTTCAGATTCTCGCGGAACTTTTTATCATAATACTTGACCGTTGACTGAGGCAGATTTGACTGTCCATTACTTGATGGTGAATAACTAGCCATTGTAATTTCCCTTAGTACAAAAAACTCCTAAAACTTCTCCTCCAAGAGTTACTAAGAATTTAAGTCCCTTGCGTCAGTTAATTGCTCCAGTAATCCGACTGTGCTTTCACTGCCTTTAGCCTAGACTTCGGCTTTAGTTCCCTCACGCTAATTTGGTGGCTCTACAGTAATCCACTGCGATACCAATGTATATGATACGCGATATAGAAAAAGCGTATCGTATACCAATTTATTGCTAAGCAGTTTTGTGCATGCATAGTGCATGTTTTCCCCTGCCATAAAAATTCTCGTCTACAGATTCAACCCTGTATCCAAGATCAAAATACAACCTTTGCGCCGGATTGTCCGATGCTACTTGAAGCCAGTACGCCGTACCATTACCCAGACTATCCCGCCAACTAAAACTCTTTTCAAACGTCTCTATAAGTTCTGTTGCTATACCCATTCCTCTATATAGTTCAAGAACAGAAACATTGTCGATGTATGGTATACCGTGTTTAACATGTCCAGAGATAAATCCTTGAATATATCCATTTTCTGCCACAGCAACCCACGTTTTATACTTCTTCAAATCCTCTAAAAGTTCTGAATCTGGTTCTGCATCTTTGAAACAAGCACGATTTATAGCGCAGACCGCGCAAGCATCCTTCTCCTGATACTCACGAATTGTCATATCCTACCTCTTTCTCGCTGCTGCTTCCAACTTGTCTACTTCTACACCAAAAGTCTTGTCAGTAAGAAGTCTACGCTTATACTCGTCACTTGGCATAGCTTGCACGGCTGCAAGTCCGGTAAAAACCTTCTTTTGACCGTCCTGAATAAATTCATAGGCGATCCCGCTTCCGGGAGCACGAACCACACCAACATCTGATGAGTTAGCCCTTGTCAACCCACTTGAAACCCTGATAGGAATCTCGGCTACTGGTAACAATTCATGGACAACTTCTACAACAGGTTCCACTACCGGAACGACCACTGGTTCTACTGCCACAGGAATCTCCTCAACGGCACCGCTCTCAATAAGCACGCCCTGTGCTCTCAGGGTGTCATATGCCTTCTGAAAATTCTCTTTAACTGGGGCAAGATCATACCGAAGCATCCATGCTATGATTGCTTCCTGATTTTCAGAGCATTTATAATAATCATGGTTTTCTGCAATGAAAGAATCAACTTCTATTCTTGCACGAAGTTTAATGTTATCTTGCTGTACTCCCTGTAAAGTTTCACCAATAACTTTAAGAGGCGCTCCTACTCCAGCTTCAATCAAAGTCTCTGTTGCTTCATACGCCGTGGTAGGGTCCAAAAGTTTATGAGCAATCTCATAACGCTCCTCATTGCTCAGTTCACGGGGCTTAAACTCAACCGCACCCGTAAAACGTTGGGCATCATCGGAAATAGGTTCATCCTCCAGAATGCCAAGACGATTGTTGCGCGTCTCTTTACGTAATTTACGAATAAGGAGGGTGTTCTGCTCTTGGAACTTCTCTACTAATTCTTCTTGTGTATGGTACTTGATTACTTGAAGCCCACCTATGGACCGTCCAGTTTCATCCTTGGGCTGATAAGTGTACCTCTGCTCTACCAAAGGCTCCTCTACGACCTCTACTACAGGCTGCTCTACTACAGGCTGCTCTACTACAATTTCATCTGCCATTAGATAAACGCCTCCCCAACGTCTTCTGCTGCAATTTCTCCCATGTCCAAAGATTCACCAGAATCAACTGGTTTGCTATTTTCCTTTACCGTGTCTCGATAATCAGTCACTTCCTGATTAATCCGATTAATGAGCATCGTGTACAACTGTGCGGCAACCTTAGCCGATCTGTGCGCTTCGATTATATCTGCATCGGTCTTCTGATTGAGCCACGCCAAGATAAACCTGTCTACAGTCGATTTTACAATCTTCTGAAAAACTGCAAAACCGGGATGATAAACAATCCCTGACAAATCGCCTATTTCTTGAGCCGAAAGACTGATCTCCGGCTCATATGTCTTCAAATTATTCTCGGTTGTTATCATCCTCTTCTCCTAAGAATGCTGCCGTCTTTGCGCCGAATAACATCGCAATTTATCGGTTATTTTAGAGACGGCAATTTTAATTCAGGACCGAACGGTTACAAACTAAACAGTAACCGTTCGGTTTACTTACTCTACCGTTGGTTCTTCACCACCAAGACCCCCCGTATCGGGAGTACCCTCGTTGGCCTCTCCTTTTGCACTATTCAAAACAGCGCCCACAATCAATCGCTCTTGTATTCTGCCCTGAATTGATTGCTCTTGAAGCTGCGCTTTCTGACTAGCATTCTGAGCACTAATAGCAGATTGTGTAGCTTGCTTACCCTGCTGTTGTGCTGCTTGTGATTTTTGTGCCTGCTTTGCTTTCATTGCCTGCGTCAATGGTTTCACAATATCATTGAAATTCTTCCACTCACTCGCTTCCATCCACATCTTAAGAATTTCTCTAAAGTCAATATACTCTTCATTGATCTCCGCAAGATTCTGCTGAATGGTTGGGTTCTCAAAAATCTGAGTAATCAAGGTCATCGACTGACTCATAGTTCTCTTCGCTGCCAGCGATGCGCCCGCAAGAACCTCATACTCGATTACTGCATCGTGGAATTCCTGCATATCAAATTCGAAGTCCTTACCTTTCTCTACACCTAAAATCTGGAAGATTTCATCGTCAGAGAAAAATTCGAACACTAATTGATCAAGTCTGTACAACCACGGCTTAAAGACCTGCTCGATAAAATTGTCCAGAGGACCATCTAATCGAGTTGCACTTGCACCTGCTTGCTGAGTTGCCCCAGTAGCTGTGCGCCCCATCGATGATCTTGGACCTGCTGTGGAACCTTGCACAAGTTGCGAGTCAGCACCGGAGCTACTTTCTGTGGCCTTCTCGGATTCAGACAGTGCCGACCACACATCTGAAGGAACCTTGGGCGCTTCTAACAGATGGTAAGCGTCTTTAGTCTCCCCGTCAACTGTCAGGATTTTACCCAACCCAGTACGTATCATCTGCGTAGGCGAGTTTGAATCCCTTTTGCGCAAATAAATTGGGTTTACACCAAATGACAGAATCTTCAGAATAGCATTAATGGTGCCCTGATCCACACGTTGATTTTGTCCAACAATCAGGCCCAGACCCATACCATAAAATGCTTTCGGACGATTCCACCAATTTGCCGAAAAGAAAGGAAGGCAACTAAATGTATTTTTTTGAGAACACAGCTTGTGCTTACGATCAATAACAAGTATCTTTCTCTTCTTGTCCCAATACTCTAGCGTCTCCATCGACTTCATCAGCAAATCTGGAGAAGTTTGAATATTCATTTCCTCTGCATGGTGAACAATTCCCTCTACATATGTGGCTCGATCTGTAGCAGAGGCTTCTGATATTCCGGCATTCGTTGGCGGCATAAACCATGACCGCAACTCTGCCTCACTGGGAAGTGACCACCCCTCCTTATCAGGATGCTCATCTGGAAGTGCTTCGATGCCCTTTACAAGATCGAGCAACTCATAATAGTTCATGTACCGGACATCTACAGCAAACTTTGCTCTACGAATGTCACCCACAGAACAATGGGGGTCCACTAATACTTTGCTAATCTCTCTGCTCTCAAAAAACGGACGAGGAACCCATCTGCTCGTGGTTGTAATTTTTGGGGCATCTTTCGTGGGAACAATGCTCTGAAGCTCTACCGGTGAAGGGCCGGACGGAAGCTTGCTCACAGTGGAAATTCTGGTTTTAGTAATAATTTCTTTGTATTCTATACCCCACTTCCAAATACCTGTCCCTAAGTGCGCCATTTGCTCCAGCCCATATTTTACCTCCATCTTAAATCCACAATCATCGAGCAATGCGGAAAATAGAGCCGTTTTTGCATCAACAACGTTCTGAGACGTACCTGGGTGGGGACGTAGTACCATCGGTGGGTCTTGATAGAAAAGTCCTTTGTACAATTGGGGGACAATAGAATTCATAACCTTTGCGACTGTAAACCGCTGCACGTTGGGTTCTAAAACATACGTGTTTTCGTAGACTGACATGGGACGAGGAGACTGGTAAAGCAAATCAGCATCACGCCATAAAAGAGAATACTGCTTGTCACTAATAAAACTTTCGGCTTTACTGGCAGCGCCGACAACAAGAGCAACCTCGGCATCAGATGTCCTAAGATCACCCCCTACCCCATAGTCCATAGGAGTGAGTTCGCGTGTTTGATTTCCACCGTCAGGCTGTATTTCCGCCATTTTTACTCCTCTCGCTTACGTTTTTCTATACAGGCTAATCTAGAAAGTCGAATTTTTGCTTTAGTCTCGTCTGAATGAACTTTTCCTTTCATTCCTACATGATTTGCAGATATTTTTGCTCTTGTTTCATCTGATTCTGCATGATTCATTTTCGAAGCAGACATTTTTTCCCTTGTTTCATCGGATGCTACCTTTCCTCTCCTAGAAGCAGACATTTTTGCTCTTGTTTCATCGGATGCTACCTTTCCTCTCCTAGAAGCAGACAGCTTTGCTCTTGTTTCATCTGATGTTGCATGATTCATTTTCGAAGCAGACATTTTTGCTCTTGCTTCAGCAGAACAAATCCAACCGCTTACTCCCCCTCCACCGTCCGTGTAATTTCTTAAACACCCAGTTCCTAAATCTTTACGACCGTAGTATGCAATAAAAAATACTTCCGCAACAAGTGCATCCCGCTCACTCGGGTGATATTGTATTATCACTCGTTCCGCAGGGGGCGCTCCGCAACGGAATGCACGTTTGCCACGCCCCTTTCCCACGTAGTACGGCGTGCCGTCCTCTCTTAACCAGAGATATGTATAAAAACCATTATCCATCATTAGTGTTCCTTTCGCGTTTCTACCTTTCTGTAAATCCGTAGCAATAATTTTGCGTATTTGTCAAGAACGTAGACAGAAAAGATTTTTCCATATAAACGCTCTCCGGGAAGCTGTCTTTGATAGTCTTCCACAACTTTCTTTTTTAGTTCATTCAGAGTAGGGGTCACACAGCCTCCGGTCATCCCATCAAATCGCTAAAAGGGTCAGCATATTTTTCCTGCACCTGCTGTGCCGGGCTGTTCAGTAATGCATAGGCCGTTTTCGGGTCTTCGCTTCCGTTCTGATTGAGACTCGCATACTCCCCGGCGCAATAAATCATATCGTGCCGAGCCTTCGACTTCGCATCGGCTGCAAAATCGGACGAAGCTATACTAATTTTTCTATCCATATCTGCATAGCCGCCGAACTGCTCAACGAGAAGAGAAATGGCCGACACAATATC